TGGTAGCGCGCTGACGTTCAACGGCACCACCCTGACCGTAGGCCAGTTCGCAGTCAGTTCTGCCGGGTCTGCATCGGCTCCAGTCATCTCTAAGTCTGACGACCTCAACACTGGCATCTTCTTCCCCGCTGCTGACACCATTGCTTTTGCAGAGGGTGGCACGGAGACAATGCGTCTGGACTCTTCTGGGAGGGTGCTGGTTGGGGCAGTTAGCCTGCCAGCGTCAACTACTACTTCATTGATGCATATTTATGGTAATACGCAGTCATCATTGAGATTGTGGGGTACTAATCAAAGTGCTTTAATTCTTCAAAGACCTGGAGATTCGTGGGCTACAAATGATTACAATGATTTAGTTTGGCAAGGTACTAGTGGCGGCACAGATCGAGTTTTCGGCAGAATCAGGGTACAGGTTACATCAAGCTCTGGTGTCGGTGCTCCTACATTCATGGGTTTTTATACCAATGTAGATGCTGCCAGTGACACAGAGCGGATGCGCATCACGAACACCGGGCAACTGCTTGTTGGGACAACGGCTAGTGTTTCATCTTATAATGGGGCTCCTCAAGTTCAAGTATTTGCTAGCGGCACTGATCGCCTTGCTAGTTTTACGTACGGCGCCAATAATGCTTCTGGCCCTCAAATAAACCTTGTCAAGAGCAGAAACACAAGCCCTGGATCGCGCACCATTGTCAATAATAATGATTTGCTTGGTGGCTTTTACTTTGTTGGTGATGACGGCGTAGATTTGGCGCAAGCCGGTGCGTCTATTGAGGCGTTTGTCGATGGCGTTCCCGGCAGCAATGACATGCCCGGTAGATTGGTGTTTTCTACCACCCTCGATGGGGCCTCCACCCCAACTGAACGCGCCCGCATCACGAGCGGTGGTCAGTTAGCAGTCAGTTCTGCCGGGTCTGCATCGGCTCCAGTCATCTCCAAGTCTGACGACCTCAACACTGGCATCTTCTTTCCCGCTGCTGACACCATTGCTTTTGCAGAGGGTGGCACGGAGTCGATGCGTCTGGACTCCTCCGGCAATCTCGGGATTGGCACTTCGCCAAGCTACAGACTCCACGCCCTATCCACGACGGCGAATACCTGGGCGTCTTACATCCACAAGAATGCAGGTGCAACGGCGCCAACTGACGGTATTGCCTACTTTTATGGCCAGACCTCAACAGGTTCCGCTACAGCGACAAACGCTTATATTAGAATTGTTGGCGCTAATGGAGTTAATAGTAGAGGCGTTGAATTAGGGGTTGGTGTGCCATCAACCTACGGAGAGCACGATACTGGCTTTTTGTTGTTGGGCACATCTCCAATGTGGCAGCCAGCATCTGGCGTGTTTAAGTGGAGCACCACCGGAACAACTGTTGGCAGTGGCAATAACCAATATAAAGGTTACGAGTGGTACAACAATCAATCAGATAGCCAGAACGCATTTTGGTTCCATCATGCCGCCACCAGCGGATCTGGCGAAACTTTCCGCATCTACTCTGCAAAAACTGCCAATACAAATACGTCGGTATTGAGCGTCACCTCTGCGTCTGGTGCGAACTTCCAGATTGACAATACTGGACTGGTCACAACAAAGAGCACTATAGGTGTGGGGAATACAACCCCTTCATCTTCAGGCGCAGGCATCACCTTCCCCGCAACCCAATCCGCCTCATCCGACGCCAACACCTTGGACGACTATGAGGAGGGGACTTGGACGCCAACTATTGAAGGTACGACACTTGCTGGTACAGCAACGTATACAAGCAGAGTTGGCAGATACACCAAGATTGGCCGTGTAGTTGAGATTGAGTTGTATGTGCAGTGGAGTAGTGGGACAGGTACAGGTGATTTGCGAATATCAGGTTTGCCTTTTACGTCTGCTAACGCTTCTGTGTTTCCTCAGCTTGCAACATCTTGTGATGGACTGACTCTCGCTGCAAATAGTGTGTTGTTTTCTTATGTAAATAATAATGCAACGACTATTGGCATATTTCAGTATGCGTTGGGTACTGGGGTAAGATCATCTGTAGCCTACGATGCTACAGCAGAACTTTTAATCACCGGAACTTACTCTGTTTAACCACGCCGGATAACTAGCGCGGTCGGACCACAACGAAAGGAGCCATCATGGCAATCACGAAAGAAACCAAAGTCGATCAGATCACAGTCACCGAGAGCGGCGTCGTCTTGTACCGAGAGGCCACACGAATTCTTGAGGACGGTGAGGAACTGACCAAGAAGTACCACCGCAACAGCCTCGCTCCGGGGCAAGACCTGACGGGTGTGCCTGCCAACGTGGTGGCAATCTGCAACGTGGCTTGGACGCCGGAGGTTGTGGCTGCGTTCCAAGCTCAGCAAGCTGTTGAGGTCCAACTATGGTCATCCGCCCCGCAAACGGCCTGATTGGCTGGACCCTACGCCGTACCGGCTTCGCGGGCGTGACGCTCCCATGGGGCATCTACATCCTGCCCGAGCGTCTGCAAGACGAACGTCTCATCAAGCATGAACGCGAACACGCACGGCAGATCGACGAGCTTGGCGTGATCGGCTTCTACGCACGGTATCTGTGGTTCACCCTCCGCCACGGCTACCGAAACAACCCGCTGGAGGTCTCGGCCCGAAGGGCGGAAGAGCTGGCGTAACAGTAAGGACTGAAAGGATCTCGTGATGGAAACCGCATACAGCGACGCCATTCTTCGATTGGAGAGCAAAGTGGACAAGCTGACAGACGCTGTGCAGCGCCTCATCCTCATTGAGGAGCGCCAGTCCTCGCAGGGCGAGCGCATTGGCAAGTGCGAGGCCAATCTGGCCGTTCACGACCAAGCCATCCACAAGACCCAGCGTGCGCTGGACCAGTGGATCAACCGCGGTATCGGCGTGTGGGCCGCGGCCGCGGTGCTCTTCACGCTGGTGCAATTCGGCGCCAAGTTCTTCGGAAAGTAAGCCATGCTGGAAACCTTGCTCGGGGGCGTGTTTGGCGGCCTGCTTCGCTTGGCCCCGGAGGCGTTCAAGCTGTTCGACCGCGCCAACGAGCGCAAGCACGAGCTTGCGATGGTCGGGGCGGAGATGGAGTTCGCCAAGATCCGTGGGGAGATCGCCATGCGTCAGACCGAAGCAGCCATGACGATGGCCGAGATGGACACGATGGCCGAGGCATTCAAGGAGCAAAGCCAGACGGCCAAGAACGCCGGCTGGTTTGTTTCGGCCCTCTCTGCGCTGGTCCGGCCGGTGGTGACCTACGCCTTCCTTGGGCTGTTTGTCGCTGTAAAGGTGGCGGCGTACTTGATCGCCATTGAGCAGGGCGGAAATTGGAAGGACGTGCTGATCACGATGTGGGGCGCGGATGACTTGGCCGTGTTCAACATGATCTTGTCGTTCTGGTTTGTGGGGCGGGTATATGAGCGGACCCGTAAGTGAGGCCGTCGACATTGCGGCTGCGCTGTGCCGGCCGTTCGAGGGCTTGCGGTTGAAGCCCTACATTTGCCCGGCCGGCTACCCCACCATTGGCTACGGAACGGTCTGGAAGCCTGACGGCAGCAAGGTGTCGATGGACGACCCGCCGATCGACAAGAAGACCGCTGAGGCCTGGCTGATGCACGAGCTGAGGGTGACCTACCTGCCGGGCGTGTTGAAGGCGTCTCCGGGCCTCCTGGCGCACCCGCGAGCGCTCGGCGCTCTGACGGACTTCGCCTACAACCTCGGCGTGGCCAGGTACAGAGGAAGCACCTTGCGCAAGCGCGTGGACGCGCTGGACTGGGAGGGCGCCAAGGAGCAGCTCATACTCTGGGTACGCGGCGGCGGGCGTGTTCTGCCCGGCTTGGTGAAACGACGCGACGCAGAGTGCGAGCTCCTGTGAGCCAGGACTATCACAATGCTGTCTTTCCACCTACAATCTTCTGCGGGTCACTGCGTCTGCGGTGACCTCACTGGCTCGCTTCGGCGGGCCATTTTCGTTTGAGGGCTTCTCATGGCAACCATGGTCACCAACAACCCCTACGACACTCAGCAGCCGTCTGGCGGGTCTGGAATCGTTGCTGGCGCCATGGGCAATTCCAGCTCCGGGCAGCTTGCTTCTACTACCCCGGCCGCCACCGCGGTCGGGCCAATGGCGCAGGCCGCGCAGCTCCAGGTGCAGCAGCGTCAGATTGACCGCCAGACCGAGACCGCGGCCGGACAAGTAGAAAGCCTGCTGGCCAAGGACAACCCGCTGATGCAGCGTGCTCGCACGCTGGCCATGCAGAACATGAACCAGCGCGGCTTGGTCAACAGCTCCATGGCGCAGGGTGCCGGCGTGGCGGCCATGATCGACCGCATCACGCCGATCGCTCAGCAGGACGCGCAGACCTACAGCAATCAAGCGCTGGCGAACCAGAAGTTCGTCAACGAAGGCGGAATGTTCAATGCTGGCGAGCAGAACAAGTTCGGCCTGCAGCTTGGCGAGCAGACGTTCGAGCGCGGCGAGAACGCGGCTCAGCGCCAGTTCCAGACCGGAGAGCGCATCGGTTCTCAGGTCTTCACCTCAGAGCAAAACGTCGCCACGCAAGCCTTCCAGGCGGCGCAGGCGCAGCTTGACCGGGCTCAGCAGACGGCGATGGCCGACAAGTCCATTGAGGCTCAGCAGGCGCTGTTGCTTGCGCAGCAGAATTTCCAGGGAGCTCAGAGCGAGCTGGACCGAGTCAATCAAAAGGCTTTGCAGGAAAGCCAGCAGAGGTTCACGGGCGAGCAGTCTGCGCTTGACAGGCTGCAGCAGGTCACGCTGCAACAGGCGCAGCAGACGTTCCAGTCGGCCCAATCGGAGCTCGATCGCGCTCAGCAGCGAGCGCTGACCGACCGCAGCATTGAAGCTCAGCGGGCCCTGCAGACTGCGCAGCAGAATTTTGAGGGTGCGCAAGCGGATCTGGATCGTGTTCAGCAGCGTGAGCTGCAGACCAGCCAGCAACAGTTCCAGGCCGGAGAGGGGTTGATTGCGCGGCAATTTCAAGCCGGCGAATCGGCTCTGGATCGCGGTCAGCAAGCTGCGCTTCAGACCTCTGCTCAGACCTTTCAAGCGACCCAAGCTGAGAAGGACCGCGCACAACAGATCATGCTGGCCGACAAGAGCATCACTGCCCAGCAGGCGCTTGAGATTGCGCGGCAGGCGTTCCAGTCCGAGCAAGCTGGACTTGATCGACAGCAATCCGTCACGTTGGCTCGCGAATCTCAGACCTTCCAGGCTACGCAGGCTGAGAAGGACCGCGCTCAGCAGATCATGCTGACCGACAAGAACATCACGGCCACGGCAGCGCTGGAGAAGGCTCGGCAAGATTTCCAGGCCGGCGAGGGCATCATCAATCGTGCATTCCAGGCTGGCGAATCGGCTCTGGATCGCGGTCAGCAAGCTGCGCTTCAGACCTCTGCTCAGACCTTTCAAGCGACCCAAGCTGAGAAGGACCGCGCACAACAGATCATGCTGGCCGACAAGAGCATTACCGCGGACAAGGCCATGGAGCAGGCGCGGCAAGAGTTCCAAGCGGGCGAGAGTTCGCTGGATCGCGCGCAACAAGAAAAGCTGCAGACTGCACAGCAGGCATTCCAGTCTGCACAAGCCGGACTCGACCGCGCTCAGCAAGTTGTCCTTACTGACAAGAGCATTGCCGCTCAAGAGAATCTCCGCGCCGCGCAGGAGAAGCACGATTCCGCAGAGGCTGCGCTTGATCGGATTCAGCAGAGCAAGATTTCTGACAATCAGATCGCTGCTCAGAAAGCGCTTCAGACCTCTCAGGAAAAATTTCAGGAAGCACAAGCTGGTCTCGATAGAGCTCAGCAGGTCGCGCTGGCCGACAAGAGCATCGCCGCTCAAGAGAAACTGCAAGCGGCGCAGCAGACATTTCAGGGCGCGCAAGCAGGTCTTGACCGCCTGTCGCAGGAAGTCATGCAGTCTGCACAGCGGACATTTCAGTCTGCGCAGGCCGACCTTGACAGGGCTCAGCAGGTTGTGCTCAACGACAAAAGTATTGCTGCTCAGGAGAAGCTGCAAACGGCACAGCAGAACTTCCAGTCTGCTCAGGCTGGCCTTGACCGCCTGCAACAAGCAAGTTCGCAGAAGGCACAGCAGGACTTCCAGGCTACGCAGGCCAACCTTGACCGCCTGCAACAGGCAAGTTCGCAGAAAGCACAGCAGGACTTCCAGGCTGCGCAGGGGTTGCTTGATCGTGGACACCAGGAAGCGATGACGCGGCTGCAGAACACGCTTTCTCAGTCCGGTGTCGGAAGCTCGTTTGCGGCCAATCTGACGTCGAACACCGCGAACGCGATCAATGCTGTCATAGGCGACGGCACCATGGATGCGACAGCAAAGGGACAGGCGATCGACAACATCATTGCCAATGCCAATAGCTCGCTGTCATGGGCGCAGACTTTTTACGGGACGCAGATGACGCCGATTGTTCGAGGCACAACCCCGTCTCCGCTTCCTCCTGCTGCACCTGTTGCTGCACCTCCTGCACCTACACCCGCACCTCCTGCGGCGACGCCTGCACCGCCTGCTCCTACACCGGCGCCCCCAGCACCGACGCTTGCACCTACACCCGCACCTCCTGCGGCGACGCCTGCACCGCCTGCTCCTACTCCTGAACCTCCCGCACCTACACCCGCACCCACGCCGATTTACACGCAAACGCGGGACACTTGGGGCGGAGCAACTTTGCCTGGCGGCCATACCCTTCCGAGCAACTGGGACGGCCTTTCCGGTACACAAAAAATCAATTACTTCAATACGAATGGCATGACGCCGTCCATGATCAAGTACGTTGACCCCGGCGTCACTGACGAGGCCATCCAGTATTGGCGTCAATACATGGGCTACAAATACTGATGACCAAAA